ATGTGGCTTGGATGACATTGACTGCCCTATTTAGAGAGCGTATCGAGTCCGGGCTCGATATGCCTTCTGAAGTCTTTAGTACTTGGATTAAAGACAAAACTAAAATAACCCGTAAATAATGGAGAATGTATAATGGCTAATGAAATAAAAGCTAAGGAAGAAACATCAATCGCTTTGTTTGGTGATGATGTACAAAAAGGTTTTGAGAATATGACGCAAGAAGATATGGCGTTACCATTCATCAGAATCTTAGGACAACTATCACCGCAGGTGACTGAAGGTGATGCGAAGTATGTAGATGGTGCTAAACCAGGCAATATCTACAATACTGTTACCAGCGAATTATTCGATGGTAAAAAAGGTATCAAGATTATTCCTTGTTACTATAAAAAGGATTATCCAGAATGGTCGGATAGAGGAGATGGCCCAGGAGCACCTGTGGCAGTACACTTGCCGAACAGTCCGGTAATTCAAACAGGTAAGAGAGATGGATCTAAAATTAGATTACCTAATGGTAACTACTTAGAAGAGACAGCTTCTTACTATGTTTTGGTTGAAACAAAAACAGGTGGAATGACACCAGCATTGATTACTATGAAATCAACTCAATTAAACGTTAGTAAAAAATGGAATTCTATGATGAAAACCATACAAATTGCTGATGGTAAGGGTGGATTTGCTATACCTCCAATGCACGGAGTTGTGTATAACCTTCAATCTGTACTACAAAAGAACGATAAAGGTTCTTGGTATGGTTGGTCGGTAACACAGGACAGAATTTTAGATCAGTCCGATAAATCTTTATACTTAATGGCTAAAGATTTTAACGGAAATGTGTCTAAAGGAAACGTTCAAACAAAAGCTGATGTGGAAGAGAAAGTACAGGATTCAACTCCTTACTAATAAAAATGAGGGGGAAGGTAACTTCCCCCTTTACAAAAAAGAAAGAAGTGATAATGAGAAATGATAAACTAAAAAATATATTTCAAGGATTAGAGATAGCTTATGGACAATATCAACCAGGTGAACGCGGTGAAAACGGAAAGCAACAAGGAAAAGCTTTTATTGTACGTAAACCCGTTACCGACGATCTCTGGGAAAGACACCTTGCAGGAGAAGGACCAGCTCTTGGCATTATCCCTATCACAGAAAATAATGATTGTAGGTGGGGGTGCATTGATATTGACGAATATAACTTTGATCACACTAGCCTCGTTAAAAACATTAGGAATCTTAAACTCCCTTTAATAGTTTGCCGTAGTAAATCTGGCGGCGCACACGTATTTTTATTCACACGAGAAAACATTTCTGCAACTCTAATGCAGAATACTCTTAAAAAATTTGCAGTAGTTTTAGGATATGAAGGTTCAGAAATCTTCCCTAAACAAACAGAGATATTAGTGGAACGTGGTGACACTGGTAACTTTTTAAACTTACCTTACCACAATGAAATGAAAGGATTACGTTATGCTATCAACGATAATGGCGCCGGTTGTACACTTGAGGAATTTTATCAGCTCTATGATGTTTACAGTCGGACAAAAGAAGAAGTCGAAAAAATTAAAACAGAAGAAAAAAAAATAGAAGAAGCTTTCCCTGGAGGACCCCCTTGCTTAAATAAATTAGCATCAATTGGTTTTGGTGAGGGGTCTAGGAACAATGCATTATTTAATGTTGCAGTGTATTATAAACAAGCACATCCAGATACTTGGGAAGATGAAATTGTAAAAGCAAATATGAAATTTATGGAACCACCATTAAGTAATAATGAGGTTCAACAATTAATTAAATCAGTTAATAGAAAAGGTTATGATAAGTATAGATGTAAAGATGCACCTATCAATGCTGTATGTCAATCTGGTTTATGTAGAACTAAAAGATTTGGTGTAGGTTTTGGTGAAGAAGAAATGCCAATATTAGGAAGTCTTACAAAGTATGCATCTAATCCACCACAATGGTTTTTAGATGTAGATAAAACTAGAATAGAATTAAAATCAGAACAACTATACAGACCAGAGTTATTTGCATTAGCGTGTTTAGATCAAGCTAACTTAGTAGTACCTGTTCCAAAACCAAAAGATTGGAAACAACATTTTTTAAAACCAATGATGCAGGGATTACAAGAAGTAGAACCATTAGAATCTTTAAATCCAGTAAATGAATTAACAGGTTTATTACAAGATTGGACAACCAATAGACAGAGTGCAAGAACTATTGATGATGTATTTAATAAACTACCTTTTACGGATGAGCAAAAAGAATTTACATATTTTAGAATGGAAGACTTTTTTAATTTCTGTAAGCGTAATCATTGGGAAAAAGATAAAACACAAACAGGTAATCTATTAAAACAACTTGATGGATTTGTAGAAGAAGCAAGAGTTAGAGTTAAGAAACAACAACCTAGATTAATTAAAATAAAAACAATGAAACAAGTAGAGGCAGCAACTTCTAAAGTTGCATATCAAGAGGAGCATTTTTAATGGCAGCAAGAATGGATTTATTAACAATAACATTTTGGACAGCTTTATATATTTGGAGTACATTTTTATGATAGGTGAAAACATACTTTTAAAACTTAGATTAAAAGTAGAAAACTATGAGCATCAAGTAGATGATTTAAAAGCATACATTAAACAACTAGAAAAGAAACTAAAGAAATATGAAAACAATAATACTGGGACCTCCGGGAACAGGTAAAACAACAACACTATTGGATTTAGTGGATCAGTTTATTCAACAAGGGGTTAGACCTAAACAGATAGGTTATTTTTCTTTTACAAAGAAAGCCGCAACAGAAGCTGCAAATAGAGCTGCTGAAAAATTTGGATTAGATATTGATAATGATTTAGATAATTTTAGAACCTTACATTCATTGGCTTTTAGAAATTTAGGAATGACTAAAGAAAAGATGATGAAGCAAGAAGACTACAAAGAATTTGGTGAAAAATGTGGTATTCCAATTAAGACAGCTTCGTATTCATCGGAGGATGGTACATTTAATTCTGATAATGAATACTTAACTATTATTAATACAGCACGTGTCAAACGATTAGACTTATTAGACTATTATGATTCTAGAAAAAATATATTAGACATAGAGAGAGGTACTTTATTTTTATTATCAGAAGAATTAAAAAGATTTAAAAAAGAAAAAGGTTTAAAAGATTTTACAGATTTAATAGAAGACTTTATTAGTGAGTCTTTACCAGGAAGTTTAGAAGTATTATTTATTGATGAAGCACAAGATTTATCTCTAATACAATGGGAAATGGTTAGACATCTTTGGAAGTATGCAAAGAAAACTTATATTGCAGGAGATGATGACCAAGCAATTTTTAAATGGGCCGGTGCAGATGTTGATCATTTCATAGCTTTAAAAGAAGAAGTAAATGATATTAAGGTATTAGATCAGTCTTATAGAATACCTGGTGGACCTATACACGAATTGTCTCAAAAAATTATAGGTAAAGTAAATAATAGATTTGAAAAAGATTATAAACCTAGAGATGAGGTGGGTATCTTAAAACGTTATTCTGATATTACTCAAGTAGATATGAGTGAAGGTAATTGGTTAGTACTATCTTCTGCAAATTATTTTTTAGATGATGCTAAAGATTTATGTGAACTACAAGGTTGGTATTATCAATACAAAGGACGTAATTCTATTCCTTTAAAACTATTGTTGGCTTTAAACAATTGGGAACATTGGCGTAAAGGAGAACTATTAAATCATTTAGAGATAAAAAATATTTATGAATACCTTGGAGCAAATGTATTACCTGGATTTCAAAAAGGTAAAACATTACATTCAGATGATAAGTATACCTTAGAAGAATGTAAAAAGGACCACGGTTTAATAACAGATAAAGTTTGGTATGAATCTTTTGAAGGATTAGATACCATTACTGAAAACTACATTCGTAATATGAGGGCGAATGGAGAACATATAAATAAAAACCCTCGTATAACAATGTCAACTATACACGGAGCGAAAGGAGGAGAAGCTGATAAAGTTTTATTGATGCAAGACATAACAAATGCAGCGTTGGAGACGTTTAGTCACGACCCGGATGAATTACATAGATTATTTTATACCGGTGCGACGAGAGCGAAGCGTGAATTGCACGTCTTGGATCCAAAAGATTTTAATCGAGCTTATATAATATGAAGAAAATGCCTAAACAAAAGAAAACAAATACTCGAGAAGAAAAAGAAATAATTCAAGATTATTTTATGGATTGTAGATTTCGTTTTCAAGATCAATATAAAGAGAAAGTTAAATTGATAGAGAAAAATTTTCCATTATATGCAGTAGATAAAACTCAAGTTCCTTGTTTATTGACAATGGATTTAATTACTTATTCACAGGGTACTATGACTAAAGAAGAGTTTGAATCATATAAACTTTATGTTCAAGATGTATTAAATGGTTATAGGCCCCCTATAAAGTTTGAAGTTATTGAAGGAGGAAAAAAATGAACTGTTGGCACTGTAACACTGAACTAATTTGGGGTGGAGATCACGACACTGAAGACAATGAAGACTATGATATTGTAAGTAATTTATCTTGTCCAAATTGTCATACAGCTGTTGAGGTTTGGCATCCATCTGAAAAATTAATAAAAGAATATAAAGATTATGAGGAGAAAAAAAATGACAAGTAAAGATATGTTTAAAGGAACAAACTACGACTCACTAGAAAAGCAGGTAGGTGGGAAACATTACAAAGGTATGAAAATTCAACCTGCTGAATTTATTAACGAAAACAAGTTGCTATTTGCAGAAGGCAACGCTATAAAATATATTTGTAGACATCAATTTAAGGGAAAGGAAGAGGACGTGAAGAAAGCTATACACTATTTAGAAATGATATTAGAGAGAGACTATTCGTGAGAAGTACACAAATCCCATTATTTACCCCTGAAACAGAATGGGTAATGCCTGATGAATTAAAAGATTTAAAAGGTCATAAAGAAATTGCAATTGACTTAGAAACCAATGACCCTCATTTAATGACACTGGGTTCTGGTAATGTTACTGGTAGAGGACACATTGCTGGCGTTGCGGTGGCCGTAGAAGGTTGGGCAGGTTATTTTCCAATCCATCACGAGTCTGGTGGTAATATGGATAGAAATTTAGTTTTATCTTGGCTACAAGATGTATGTAATCAACCTGATACTACGTTTATATTTCACAATGCAATGTATGATGTCTGTTGGTTAAGATCAGCAGGTGTTACTGTTAAAGGTAAGATAGTTGACACTATGATTGCAGCTTCATTGATTGATGAAAATAGAATGTCTTATGCATTAAATACCTTGGCTAAATTTTATGTAGGAATTGGTAAAGACGAAAGTGTTTTAACTGCTGCAGCAAAAGAATATGGATTAGATCCTAAAAAAGATATGTGGAGATTACCCGCGCTTTTTGTTGGACAGTACGCGGAGCGTGATGCGGAAGCTACCTTAAAACTTTGGCAACGATTAAAAGTAGAATTATATAATCAAGAACTAATGGATGTCTTTACATTGGAGACAAAACTATTTCCTTGTTTAGTTGATATGAGATTCAAAGGTGTAAGAGTTGATTTAGACAAAGCAGCTAATATCAAAAAAAATCTTATGCAACGTGAGTCTAAAATTATCAATAAAATCAAAGACTTAACAGGTGTTCACGTAGAAATACACGCAGCTAGATCTATTGCAAAAGCTTTTGATAAATTAAAATTACCTTATGATCGAACGGAGAGAAGTAATGAACCAAGTTTTACAAAAAACTTTTTACAAAATCATCCTCACGAACTACCAAAACTAATTGCAGATGCAAGAGAGATTAATAAAGCGCACACAACTTTTATTGATTCGATTACAAAACATTCTGTTGATGGTAGAATACACGCAGACATAAATCAAATACGATCAGATGCAGGTGGGACCGTGACAGGTAGATTCTCTATGAGCAATCCAAACTTACAGCAAATTCCAGCGAGGCATCCGGAACTCGGACCGATGATTAGATCTATTTTTATTCCAGAAGAAAAAACGGTTTGGGGATCGTTTGACTACTCACAACAAGAACCTAGAATTTTAGTTCACTATGCAAAACTTCAAAACTTAAATGGTGTTGATGAAATTGTAGACGCATACAATGCAGGCGATGCAGACTTCCACCAGGTAGTTGCAGATATGGCAGGCATTGAACGTAAGCAAGCTAAAACTATTAACCTTGGTTTGATGTATGGTATGGGTAAAAATAAATTAATGGCTGAACTAGGTTTGATGAAAGAATCTGCAGAAAAATTAATAAAACAATATCACACCAAAGCACCCTTTGTTAAACAGTTAATGGATAATGTATCTCGTAAAGCAAATGATCGAGGTAAGATTAGAACTTTAGGTGGACGTGCGTGTCATTTTGATTTATGGCAACCTGTGCAGTTTGGAGTCTTTAAACCTTTACCTTTAGAGATGGCTAGAAAAGAATACGATGAGCCTTTAAAAAGAGCCTTTACTTATAAAGCATTGAATAAGTTAATTCAAGGTAGTGCAGCAGATATGACTAAGAAATCTATGGTGGCTTTGTATGAAAATGGTATAATACCTCATATTCAAATTCACGATGAAGTAGATATTTCTGTAGAATCTGATAAAAAAGCAGAAGAGATAATTAATATTATGGAATCTGCTGTTGAATTAAAAGTTCCCAATAAAGTTGACTATGAAAAAGGAGCCAATTGGGGTGAAATTAAATAATGGCTTATCTAAATGCAGATATACCACCTATTTATTGTAAAGTAAGGAAGGAGTATTTATATGATTTTAAATCACATCAAGGAGAAAGTGAAGAGTGTGTTGTCTTTGGTCTCACAAGTATGGCAGGAGCGGCAACATTATTTCACATTATGTTACCAAACGGCGCAGTCTTTTTTCGATTGCCTATCTCTGCGTTTTTCCAAAAATCGTATGACAGACCCGACGTGCCCGATATGCAAGTCGACGAGTTACAATTGTGGAACAGCTTTAGTTATTATCCTAGTGTTCATAGCTTTGGTTATTTAACCTCGCAACGTGGAAAATATTTTGGTAAAGATAAAAAATTTTATTATGGAGAATATTTATTTACAATTGATTGGGCCCATCCGGAAAGTAATATCTTGGATACAGAGCATAGTGAAATCCCTGATCAACATAAGTGTGGTCACGTATTGGCTCTTGATAACGGCAATTATGCAATTCAGCCTAATAATCGTATTCTGTGGAACATTTCTAACTTTACATTTAATAGTGATATTCCAGACTATAACGTCCAAACTACAGAGTGGAACGTTGAAAATAAGAACTGGATTACAGAAGATACTGATAAAATGTTTTATAAAGTAAATGATAAAGAAGATTGATTTTAAGTTTATCAATCTATAAAATACACACTTAAAATAAAAACTAACAACTCTTAATATTATGATGGTTAGATGTAAAAATTGTGGCCACGGGTGTCACTGCAGCGAAGATAAAATAGATTCAGAACATTACACACCTTTAATGGATTTATGTGAGTGTAAAAAATGTTTACACGAAGCTGAAAAAGAAATTGAATATGAGGAGTGTTTATCGTGTCAATAGCAGAATTATTTAAGAAAAACTTTGTATTAATACCAGTTATAGCATCAGTTCTTTTTGGAACGTTTACAGGTGTTAAATATGTTGTTAATCTAACAGACACGATCAATGCATCAGAAGTTCATATTGTTAATCTTGAAAGAGATTTAACTATGGCTCAAGATAAAATTTCAGAAATGAATACAAGACTATC